GGCATATACCGGTCAGGCGCTATACCGGCGCCTTCTGGGGGCAGTGCCTGCAAAGAGTGCTTGAGGATTGTCTTGCCGACGGAATCGATTGGGTAATGTGCATTGATTATGATTCGATGTTCACGGCTAAGCATGTTGATTCGTTGATTGGTTGCCTGGGGCAGAATGCCCATATTGACGCGGCAGCGGCCTTGCAGTCAAAGCGAAATGACGGAACCCCATTGATGTCGATTAAAGGGCAACGCGAAGTAGAGACAACCGGCGACCCCGTCAAGGTGGATTCCGCGCACTTTGGCTTGACTTTGATCCGCGTTGAAGCTTTGGCCGACATTAAAAAACCCTGGTTTTTTGGGCAGCCTGGTCCTGACGGCACCTGGGATCACAAAGATAAACTCGATCCTGATATTTGGTTCTGGCATCAATGGCGCCTTGCCGGGAAATCGGTTTACGTGGATGTCAATTGCCGGATCGGGCATCTCGAATTGATGGTGAGTCAATTCGATGATGACTTGAATTGCGAGCATATCACAGTCAAGGAATGGTATAAACGAAAGGAACAAAATGAAAATTAAATTGCTCGAGAATGTTCAGCTTGGGTTGACTTTTTGCCGAGCTGGGGCATCGATTGAGATTGACGAAGTCAACGGAAGCACTTTACTCAAACTTGGCAAAGCTGTTGACCCGGCTGCCAAAATTGCGAAAGCTGAACCTGTCAAAAAGGCGACCATCAAGAACGCAATCGATCGCGTTGACGAGTTGTGCAGTAATTACACCGTGCCAGAGCTCAAAAAGATTTATGAGGATGTCACGGGCAGCAAGCCGCACCACAACATGAGAGAGGCGAAGCTTGCTGAGGCGATTGCTAAGGCGGAAATCGAAACCGGAAAGTAAAGCCATGACTTTGACCTTACAGACTGCACCGGCATCCGAACCAGTCACCGTCACGCTGATGAAAGATCATCTGCATTATGACGCGACTGACCAGGACACCAGGATCACAACGTTGATCAAGGTGGCGCGTGAGGCTTGTGAGATTTCGACTCGACGCGCGTTTTTTACTCAAACCTGGAAAATGACAATGCCCGATTTCCCTGGGACCAGTGGTGCAATTGAAATCCTTAGACCGCCTTTGCAAAGCGTCACGTCAATCCAATATTATGACACGGCGGGCACCTTGCAAACCATGGATGCGGCTGACTACCAGGTGGACACAAACGAAGAGCCTGGCCTGGTTGCTCCCGCACGCACTAAGACTTGGCCATCCGTTGATGATGAAACACTGAACTCAGTTGAAATTGTTTTTGTCGCGGGATGGAGTCAGACGAGCGATATACCCGAAGAGATCGTACACGCGATTAAATTACTTGTCGGTCATTGGTTTGAGCATTTGGAAGCTGCGACCTTGGAAGGGGTAGTTAAGCAAATACCCTTTGCCGTGAAAATGCTTTTGAATCATTGGACTATGCCGATTGCATAAGGGGGGCAAGATGAAAGTCAATATTTTGGTGTCCGTATCCGAAAAGATTGCAGCGGGAAAGAGCAAGACACCGACCTTGAAAATGTTCTCAAAAGGGGATGTTGCGGATTTGCCGGAGAACGTTGCAAAGCGTTGGATTGATTTCGGCTATGCCGAAGGCATAAAGGAAAAACAAGCGTGAAGCATTATCGGCATAGATTGGTTATCCAGGCGCCTACCATCACGCAAAACGTAATGGGGGAGAATGAAGAATCCTGGGGCACCCTGGCAACAGTCTGGGGCGTGCTCGAACCGGTCACCGGCAATGAACAATTCGAGGCCGGGAACCTGGAGCAGGTGAATCAGTATCGTGTTGAGATGTGGTACAGAAGCGATGTAACAACCGAGGAACGCATTTCGTATCTTGGCCGAACGTTCGAGATCGAAAGCGTTGTGAATGTTGACGAACGCAACCGGAAGCTGGTTTTACGGTGCAAGGTGATTACGTGAAGATCGAACTCAAAATAGATCAACGTGAACAGCGGCGGCTTGATCGCAAGATTCACCGCATGCCGGAAGACGTATTTCGGAAGCATGTCAGCAAGGCGACGAACTTTGCCATGACGCCGGTACTGAAGACCGCGAAACAAAAGGTCCCGGTTGACGAGGGCGCCTTGAAAGATTCGTTAAAAAAGAAGCGGAAAGTATACAAGAAAAATTATACTGTCTGGCAAGGCGTGGGATCGGTCAAGGGCTTGGCCCCGCATGCGATGTTGGTTGAGCTGGGACACCGGCAAGTAACCGGCGGTACGGTTGCCAGGTCGAACGGACGTTTACGGGGCACGGCGAAAAACAAAAAGCGAACTGGCAAGGGAAAAGTTGTTGGCTTTGTTGCGCCGCGCCCGTTTTTGCGGCCAGCATTTGAAACCGAAAAGGATAACGTCTTGAGGCGTTATCGCGACAAATTAAAAAAAGGTGTGCTTGCTGAAGCGAAAGGATGAAGCCATGAAAAAGATTCTTGCGGTGATGATGGTATTGTGTATAGGCGGTTGTGCGCTGGACGATGTTGACGCGATTTCACAAAAGGCGGCGCCTCCGGTGGTAATCGTGGCTGAAAGCATGGCCAAAGCGGAGCCGATTATATCCGCGCTTGAGGAGACCACGGGTAAGACGATCAACCCGGTAGTGGCTGCAAAAGGCGAGATCATTGCAAACAAGGTGAAAACAGCGACAAAAACCGGAGCCGGTATCGCAACCGCACTGGGGCAACCGGGTATTGGCGCGTTGCTCGCAGGGCTTGCAGCCCTGGCCGGTGGTGTCGGCTCCTTTTTTCATCGTCGCCGTTCTCGAAAGATTGCTCTGGCTGCTTCACGCGCTGCGGACAAATCTGATAAGGGCGGCCGAAAGCTCACTGATGAAGCTGCAAGGTTGGGGGTAGCTGACCTGGTTAATGGCGTGTACCGGGCAGAGAAAGGGTAGTCAATGGCTGATGCGGACATCATTAGAGCGCTGCAGGATGGATTTACCGGTTTGCATGCCAGGCTGGATCAATTCAGCGAAAAGCAGAGCGCACACACAACCCGGATAACGCTACTCGAAAACAAATTGCCGCAACAGCCATGCGGATATTTGCAGCGGCATCTTGAGGGGCATCCAAAGGGGCATGAGGTCCAGGCGCTTGTTGACGGCGCTAAGGATATGCGCCGTGGTGTTAAGGATGTTATTTTTGACATGATGAAAGGTGCGGCGAAAATTGCGATTGCATTACTTGCTGGTGCCTTTGGCTACAAATTATTTGGGAATCAATAAATGTGGGACGCAGATGCGAAAACCCGAGCTGCCCGCATCCGCCCGGGTATCACATGGTCCACGTGGTGCCGATCTGTGACGAGACTGGCCGGTATGTGCGGTCTTTGATGATGTGTGAGGATTGCCGTCAGCAGTATTTGCGAGAGACGGCGAGGAGGTTTGAGGATGGCAATGATTGCGGCCAAGATTGATAAAGGAGGTAGTACCATGACACCCGAAGGAAAATATCTATCAGAGGTTATTCGGCCTATAGCCGAGAAAATGCGCAACCTGGATTATGAGATTCAGGCGGCTTTGGTTGAGTGGGGTAAAGTAAGGGTCAAGAACGACGTAACCAAATACAACGATGGCCGCATTGATCAGGGTATTCCTGCAGTTACCGGCGCGGAGATTACCAACGTGGTCACGCAGATGCAGGCGTATAAGGCGCTCATGGAAAAGGTTGGGGTGCGTGATGTGATTGCGAAACCCACGGTTCAGGCATTGAGGATTGGCTAGATGGCTATTACTGAGCGATATGTTACATCGGCAGCAGGTGGAGGTGGAGACGGTTCAAGTGGAACCCCTTGGACGCTGACCGAGGCTTTTGCCAATGCGGTGGCGGGCGACCGGGTCAACGTCAAGGCTGATGCGACTTATACTTTGACGGCCAGCTTGACTTTGACGAACAGCGGGTCATCTACACAGCCAATTTGGTTCAGGGGGTATACAACCACCATAGGAGATGGTTGGCAAGGGCGGTCGAACAGCACAGGCTTAATCGACAAAACCAATATGCCATTGATAGACTGCGGCGCATCATATTCTATTTCTACAAGTTCAAAATGGTCTATTATATGGGATTCGATAGAGACAACAGGCTCTGTCACCGGTTCTGTTTTCAATTTTGCTCAGCGAGGCGGGTGGGCGATTCAGAGTGTCTTTGGCGCTACAGGGGCGAATGCTGTTAATGCGTTTCAGTTTTCAGGTCATACAGCGTTTGATTGCGACATTATCAACACCACGTCTAGCTCTAGCGGCAGAGGGGTATATGCTTCGGGATATTTCCCGAAGTTTGTGCATTGTATTGTAAATTGTCCCAACTGCACAGGCATGTCATTTTCAGGGTCTACAGTTACGGGACCGTCAGTTATTGATTGCTTAGTATATGAATGTAACGTCGGTATAGACTGGAGCATTGGTTATGCTTCTGGGCCACTTATATACGCCACTACTATTGTGGATTGCACATCAAATGCGCTTCAAGGAGCCGGTAGCGTAGACCATTATGGTGGAGCTTTTGTGGCCGGCAGTATGATTACTGATAATGCCAAAGAATTTTATGGCAGTGGTTCATTAGACCCGATTATACTTATGCGTAATCGCACCCGTGATAATACAAGCGCTAATACGGGTATTAATGATTTCCCGGATACTCTGGATGATGTAACCACCGATACCGGTGGCCAGGAAACAGATTATACGGATGCCACTAATGACGATTACACGCTAATTGCTGCAAGTCCGGCGGTGGGACAAGGCGCGTGGGATAAAGCTGACATTGGCGCATATCCGAACAGGGGTGTCACGCCAGACTATCCCGGCGTGAGCGATGTGCGCGACGCCGTAGCATTTGACTCCGGCGCTCAGACCGGTACCCTGGATCTGCCATCAGCAGCAAACGTCAAGCTCGGTATTGATTTTGACAATGCCACCAAGACGGGCACATTGGAATCCACCGACCCAGGCGTTGGCAATGTTTTATCGCCGACGGCATATAAAATAAATAGCGTAGCCAAAACCGGCACCTACTCCCCGGATTTTCCCGCAGTCGGAAACGTCACCGAGGATGACACAGTCAACGGCAGCGCCGGCACATACCACGAGGCCACCACCGCAGAGGTGCAGCTCGGGGTCACGTTCGGCGCGGCCCAAAGCCTGACGGGCACCTATGACCCGGCCGGATCACCACCCAGCGCCCCGACCATCACCAGCGCCACAGCCGGCGACACCCAGGTCACACTCACAATCGACGCAGCCGACGCCGCTGACGTGGTCTATGCCCGCTACCGCTACCTGCAATCTGACGGCACATGGACCGCGTGGAGCGCGGAGAACGCTTTATTCAAACGCACCGGAGATGGTAACATTGTGCAGACCGGGCTGACTAACGGGCTGCTGCATCAAATGGCTTGTTATGCAAAGAGCGGTAATCTGACGAGCGATTGGAGCGCGCCGGTACTGGTGACCCCTTCGGCGCTTAACGGTGTACCAGTGACGCCGGAAGTGGCTGTCAGAAGCGTTCTGTTGGCTGATGCGGCTGTAACCAACCTGATCGCACAACGGATATTTGCTCAGCAGGCCGGGCATGGTGAAACATTCCCGCTGGTGATTATGAATCGGATCACCAGCAACTATCTGGAAGATATTGACAGCGTGGATAATGAGGGGCTCGCTACAGCGACGCTGCAGCTCGACTGTTACGGCAAGGGATACGCAGAGTCCAA